CCGACATCGGACCCTAGCGTTGCTGGTGCTCTCTGGAATGATGGCGGAACGCTTTCTGTCTCCGCAGGTTAAGGAGATACAGCATGGCTGGATCAGACGTAAAATCCGGACACCTTCACGGCTCCGGTTACATCTACAAAGGACGCGCTAGAGTGCGTGCGCTCGACGTTGTTGGATCATCGTCTGAAGGCACTTTGGATATCTGGGACACAGACGTGCTCCCAGTAGCCGGAGAGTATGTTCGTGCAGCTACAACAGTCACTGTGACGGATGTAGGCCACGGCCTTGTGACGGGTGATTTGATTGGAATCACGTTCCTGGAAGACAGTAACGGCGTCATCGCTACTCCAGGCAACTACGAGATCACTCGTGTTGACGCCGATACCTTCACCTTGACGGACATCAACACAGGTACGATCACGGGTGACAACGACTGCTACTATGTCCACTCTACAACAAACGGGCAAACTGCAAGGTGGTTGTCTAGCTACCATACCAACGCTAACGACATTTACTTCAACGGGTTCAACTTCCCTGACGAAGGTCTGTTAGCGCGTAAGGGTATCTATCTCCGAGCAGAGAACTTGGTTTCGATCAACGTGTACTACTCGTAAAACAAGCTCGGCTCCTATGGGGGGCCGAGCTTTTCTGCTTGGATATCTCAATGGCCAAAGTCGACAAGGATAAGATGAAGTGCAACAAACCTCGCCGGCAGACGTCTGGTGGCAAGAAGTTTGTTGTGAAGGCTTGTGACAAAGGCAAGGAAAAGATCGTTCGTTTCGGCGATGCCAACATGACGATCAAGAAATCCAATCCAGAGAGGCGCAAATCGTTCCGAGCACGGCACGGCTGTGACAAGGGAACCCTAGATAAACTGAAGGCCAAGTATTGGTCTTGCAGCAAGTGGTGAGCAGAATGGGCAACGTGACGATTACGCCAGAAGAGCTAGAAGCAATGCTTGACCGGTCCGCGAAGCGAGGAGCGAGGGCCGCGCTTGAAGAGCTTGGCTTGCACGACGAGAGTGCTCCCAAGGATCTGGATGAGTTGCGAAGCCTGTTGTCCGCATGGCGTGATACGCGCAAGGCTGTTTGGCAAACAACTGTTCGACTGGCCACTGGTGGTCTGCTATTATTCATAGCAGGTGCAGTGTGGATGTCGTTCAAAGACAACGTGGGACAGTAATATGAACCGCACCAACATGGCAAAACAAGTGATGGAGCCTCCGATGAAGAAGTGTTCAAAGACTAAAGGCGCAATGAAAAAGGGCTACATGAAAGGTGGCTCTGTCAAAGCGGGATATAAAAAAGGCGGCACGGTCGATCAGTCGATGTGCAGCCCCCGTAAGCAAATGGCTATGGGTAAGAAGTAATGGCTAAGAAGCCTGGTCTGTATGCCAACATTCAAGCTAAGAAGAAGCGGATAGCCGCAGGCTCTGGCGAGAAGATGAGGAAGCCCGGCTCTAAAGGGGCGCCAACTAACAAGGCGTTCAAGCAGTCGGCCAAAACGGCGAAAAAGAAATGACAACATCGGGCTCACGAGACTTCAACCTCGACGTCGCAGAAGCGATTGAAGAGGCCTATGAGCGTATCGGTCTTGAGATGCGTACGGGCTACGACGCCAAGACGGCTCGTCGCTCGATGAACATCATGTTTGCGGAGTGGGCCAATCGGGGCCTGAATATGTGGACGGTGTCGACTGGCACAACCACTGTGACGCAAGGCACGGCGCAATACACTCTTGCAGAAGATGTCGTCGACATACTGGACATGGTGTTGCGTCGCGACGGCACGGACTATGAGATGGCTCGGATCAGCCGTAGCGACTACCTGGACTTCCCGAACAAAACAGACCAGGGCCGCCCGTCTCAGTTCTATTACGACCGTCAGATCGCACCTGTGATCAATCTCTGGCAGACGCCAGAGAACAGCACAGACCAGCTGGTGTATTACTATGTGCAGCGTATCGAGGACGTCGACAACCTGACCGACACCACGGGGATCCCGTTTCGGTTTTACCCCTGCATGGTTGCGGGCTTGGCCTACTACCTCTCTGTTAAGCGGGCTCCAGAACGCGTGCAGATGATGAAGTCAATCTACGAGGAAGAGTTTCAGCGCGCTGCTAACGAGGACGAGACTCGTGTAGGGTTGAGGCTTGTTCCAAGTGCTCGCTCGATGAGGGTCTGAGCTATGGCTTTTGCTTCCGACAAAAACGCGTATGGGATCTCTGACCGGTCTGGTTTTCGTTACCGCCTGCGCGATATGCGCAAGGAGTGGACGGGTGCGCTTGTCGGGTCCGACGAGTATGAGGCGAAGCACCCGCAGCTCTACCCTCCAAAGGCAGGCCCGGATCCGCAGGCCTTACGCAATCCCCGCCCTGATCAGCCCGAGGCGCTTCAGGTCTACGTGGATGTGCCGACAGTAGAGGCACCTAGCCTTGTGAGCGTTCGTATGATAGGTAAGGCGGGACAGGTTACGGTGGTGACAACATGAGCTTTACATACGGCCAACTCAAGCAGGCGATTCAGGATTACTCTGAATATGACGAGACCACTTTCGTCAACAACATCCCTTTGTTTATCCGCCAGGCTGAAGAGCGCATTCTCAAGCAGGTGCAACTCAGCTTGTTCCGTAAAAATGCTACTGCGTTTTCTGACAACGGGAACCCATATTTGGCTGTTCCGTCCGACTTCTTGGCACCGTACTCTTTGAGCTACCGCGGCAGCAACGGCGACCGTAGTTTCTTGGACTTCAAGGACGTGTCTTTTGTACAACAGTACAATCCCGACACCACCACTACAGGCACGCCGAAGTACTACGCTCAGTTCGACGTCGACTACTTTCTCTTGGGTCCGACGCCTGATCAGGAGTTCACCATGGAACTCCACTATCTGTATCGGCCTCAGAGCATCACTGAGCTTTCGGACGATGGAACGACCTGGCTCAGCACAAACGCTGAAATGGCCATGCTTTACGGATCCCTTTTGGAAGCGTACATTTTCATGAAGGGCGAGCCTGATGTCCTGTCGCTTTACGAAAAGCGCCTGCAGGAATCCATCGTTGGAATTAAACTTCTGGGCGAAGCCAAGGAAACCACAGACCAGTATCGCACTGGTCAAGTCGTGAGGCCCAAGACCTGATGTTCAGTTTAGACCTTAGTGTAAAGCAAGACGCTCCTCTCGTTGGTGTTCGCGCAACCAATAACAGGGGGTTCACTCCCGAGGAGCTTGCTGCACAGTGCGCGCAGAAAGTTGTTTCAGTGGCTGACACTGCACCTCCCGCTATCCGGGATCAAGCGGTTGCTTTTCAAAAGCACATCGAAAAGGTGGTCGAGCACTATTTGAAACAAGCGGTTCGCAGCGACCGCACAACTGTGTATAATGCACTCAATGACGCGGGTCATCCCGACCTCGCACAACTGATAAGGAAACTGTGACATGGCGTTCACTGGGAATTTTCTTTGTACATCATTCAAGCAGGAGATCCTGCAGGGTGTGCATAACTTTACGACAGGCACTGGCAATTCATTCAAGCTGGCGCTGTACACCAACAGTGCTGCGTTTACGGCAGCCACAACGGCTTACACCGCGACGAACGAAGTTGGTAACTCTGGTTCCTACGCAGCCGGCGGCGGCACGTTGACAAATGTCACACCAACAACATCTGGGACGACAGCCTTCACAGACTTTGATGACCTGACATTCACGTCAGCCACTATCACTGCACGTGGCGCATTGATCTATAATGACACTGCGGCAGGCGATCCAAGTGTTGTTGTTCTAGATTTTGGTGCTGACAAGACGTCGACCGCAGGCGATTTTCAGATTGTTTTTCCTACTGCCGATAGTTCAACGGCCATCATCCGGATTGCCTAAGCCACTCTGCCTAACGGAGGAGTGACTGGTTATGGCGAATATCACAGGATGGAGCCGAGAATCTTGGTCTGAGGGGCCGTGGGGTCAAGCGGCCCCCGTTGTGATATCTGGGCTAGGTGCAACAAGTGCCGTCGGTAGCGTAACTGTTACTGGCGACTCTTCTGTTGTGTCTGGGAACCTTGGGGTCACGGGCTCTGTAGGTTCTGTGAGCGTCGTGATTAACGTCGAACCTGTCATCGCTGGGCAGGAAGCTACAGCCTCTGTTGGTGTCGTCACCACGTCAGGTACGACTGAAGTCCCAACAACCGGGGTGGAGGCAACGAGTGCTGTCGGTGCCGTTACGGTGGCCGCAGGTGCAGATGCTGTTGTGTCGGGTCTGGCCGCCACGTCTGATGTCGGTGAGGTCACGTTCCGTGCACTTGTCGCTGCCGTTGTTACAGGGGTGGAGGCAACCAGCGGAATTGAAGGCGTCACGATCGGCGAGGGTTCGGGTGTAAACGTCGAACCTACTGGGGTCGCCGCAACCAGCGCAGTTGGCGCCGCAGTTGCTACTGGGTCGACTGCACCTGCTACAACCGGACTTTCTGCTACAGGTGGTGTTGGCTCCGTTACAGCCACCGGTATTGCCGTGGTCAGCCCTGTAGGCGTAGCTGCCGACGGTCTGGTTTCTTCTATACGGCAAGATGCTCTGGTTACGTTTGAGGGCTGGGGCCGCAACACGTGGGGCGCCGGAGCTTGGGGCACGCCGATCTCATTACCGCTCGTAGGAACGGGCGCGGTTGGCGAAGTCACCATCAAAAACAACCAGCGCATCCCAGTAACAGGTTTTGAGCTGACATCGACTGTTGGTTCTGTTACTGTCACCACAGGAACCGGTATAGACGTTGATGTCACGGGCGTCACCGCAGATGGTCTGATCTCCCCTTGGGGCGTGTTGGTGTGGGGCCGCGTTGTGCCTTCACCTGACACAGATTGGACACCTGTTGTGCCAAGCACGACAACAAGTTATACTGAAATTAACCCGTGACGGAGGCTCAGAGGTAAACTATGGCCAGTACATACACCATCAATACCGGTATCGAACTCATTACCAACGGCGAGCAGTCGGGTACATGGGGTGATACTACGAATACAAACTTGGAGATCGTCGATCGCTTAACAAGCGGTGTCGGTGCAATCACGCTTTCTGGTACGACGCACACGCTGTCTACTGCTGACGGCGCACTTTCCGAAGGCCAGTACAAAGTGCTGGTGCTTGGCGGTTCTCCCAGTGGGACGAACACGGTCACTGTTTCTCCGAATGACCAGAGCAAGCAGTACTTCATCGTCAACAACTCTGGCGAGAGCGTCATTATCAGCCAAGGCTCAGGCGCTACTGTCACCATCGCTGATGGTGCGACAGATATTATCTACTGCGACGGTGGCGGCGCAGGCGCTGCGGTAACCAGCTTTGGTACGGACCTTTCTGGTGTTTTAACCACGGGCGCTATCGGCACC